TATTTGTCATATGCTATCTGTAATACCCGAAGTAGTTTTGTCATATCAGGAAGTCAAGATTAGTTTAGTAAAGCCAGGTTTTGGAAGAGATCCTGATTTACATTAATCTATATGATTGAAATGAGCTAACGCTCATTTTGTTTTCGCTAACGCTCAAACTATAACACTTCGTTTGTTGATAGAAGTAATAGATATGAATTAAAGCATTATTGCGATAGCAATAATGTAATTGCTTCATGTAGATTGTTTCAGTCAGACGGAACCTGTTACGGTTCCATCTAATCTCAAAACTTCATGTGAGTTCGTCACAGCCGAGACTTGGAAGTAGGTAATTGTTTATACACAAAGTACAATGGGCTCTGACCTTTCCCAACCTACGTCGACATCGTTGTTTCCAACTACCTCTCGCTTCGTTCCTATTGCTAAAGAGTTTTTATGTACTGTGTTTGTGTTTTTTGACAGCCAACAATCTATCTACGTCAACCAGTGAGCCCAATTCTTTTGATGGCTTCCTCACAGTGGTGGTCGATCAACGTGTACGAGTGTCCTTCTCAGGGGACCTTTTTCTCAGCGGTATTTTCAAACTGGCCCGCCAACCTTAAGTGTTGGATTGTTTTGCCTGGATGTGATGTTCTAGCAATGCCTGTTTGAGTTTGTCTGATCCGCCGACTCTAACATTAATAATACCATTATAGTATTCATCTGTTTCGAGTACTCTACGATCAAACTGTTCTCTTGCCTCTATGTAGGACATTTCGCCCCTACCTTTACATAGGTATAATATTTCTCTTGTGAAGTTTTCTGGGCCTAGTGCCTGTACGTCTGCATTTAATCTGTCTGATGATCCCCAATAGTCTCGCCAGTCTGATTCTTTACTGCCTCTGCGTTTATTTTTCTTGCCTTTTAAGGGTGGCTTAGTAGTTTTAAATCTTGCTAGTTTTTTGCCTATGTATTTCTGGCCTGTAGTGGTATTTGTGATAAGATAAACAAAGCCTTCATACTCGTCTGGTATCGTGTCAATTGTTTGTCCTTTGTAAGTCCACTGCATGAGTATACTTACATTGTGTGCCTATTCGTCTGCCTCTTTTTTGGAATTATGCTTATTGTGTATTTCGTCCATACGAGTTTTAGCTAAAAGACGTATCTCTCTTAACCATCTTCTTGCTTCTCTATGTGTTCGCACAGAATTTCTAGCCTCAAATTTTTCGTTAGCCTTAAAGTAAGCCATATATGCTTTAGTTAATAAATCGTGTGTGTCGTCATTCATTCTACAACTTCAACATCATTCTCGTAACTTGTAAAGCCATTTTCTTTTACAACTTTAAGAATAGTGTTTACTCTTCCTACTAATTCGTCTTTGTGTGAAATTAAGAAAATATTTTTTTCTCTTTCACGTGCAATTTTCTTAAGAACTGCTAGTGATCCTTCTACGCCAGCGGTATCCATACCGCTATCAATTAACTCGTCAATAAACAACAAGTTAATATTTTGATACAGACTTTCCCAAACATCACGGAATGCAAAACTCATACCTAAGATAAGTCTATTGCGCTCGCCTCGTGACAAGTTATCAAAGTCTAAGTCCTGTCCTAGTTGTGTAATCTCAACATTCAAATCGTTTTGGAATACAACTTGATGCGGCAACCCTAAACGGTCAAGATAATATGTTAGTCTGTTGTTTAGATATGCTAAGTTTTGTTCAATAATTTTCTTACGAATAAAACTGTCTTTGTTAGTAAGCAATTTTAACAAGAATTCTTGGTGTTCCTTATAACCAGTAAGCTCATTAATAGGAGTCCAGTCAATTTGTTGAATAGCACTATTGTTCAATTCATCGATTTGTGTTTGATACGGATCAACTTCTTGTCTCTTATTATCAAGTGTTTGTTTTAAACTATCAACGTTTTGTCTATGCTCGTATGCTTCTTTGACTGTTTCGTAAAATGTAGTAGGTTTACCGTTAATGTTACCTATTTCTTTAAGTGCAAGCATTACGTCTTTAACCTTAACATTAATCTCTGATTGATAAGCAATTGCATCCGCAAGTTCTTTGTTCTTGCGCTGTGCAATTTCTTCTTTTTTATCTTCGTGTAATGCTTGTCCACAAGTATAACAAGTTGCATCTTCAAGATTTTCGATGTCTTTTTCTGCTTTTTCTACACTTTTGTCAGCACGTAACAGTGCTGGCTCTAACGTGCTTAATTCTTTTTTAAGAGCCAAAATGGCGTTGTTATGTTCGTTCCAATTAGATAGATTTTCGTGTGCTTCTAATTCTGCTTCCACATCTAAATGTTCTAATTCTGTAATACCTTGTTGTAGTCTTGTACAGTCTTGTTCTTTTTTAGCAAGCCAAGCACGTTGCGTTTTTTGTAAACTTTCAATTGTTGAACTAATCTTTTCGTTTGCAGATTGAACAGCATCAATTTTAAGAGTTTCAGTTGTAATTTCTTCTTTAGTCTGTCTAACTTGCTCCTTAAGAGCGTCTGCCTTTTCAGACAGAATAGTAATACCTAATAATTGTTCAATGATAGCACGTTGATCGTTTTGACGCATTGCAAGGAATGGTTCTGAATATGTATTAAGTGCTACAATATGCTTAAACATGTCGTGCGACATGCCAAGCATGTCATTAATAAATTCTTGTGTTTTACGACTGTCGCCTTGCGATTCATCTTCTACTTCTTGCTCTTGACTGTTAATATAAAACTTTAAGAATGTAGGACTACGACCTCTTTCAATTTTATAATTAACCCCGTCCTTTTCAAAGTCAAGAGAAACAACCATACCTTTAGAGTTTGTTTTATTGATAAGGTTATTGCGTTTGATGTTAGTTAATGCAGTTCCATACAAAGCATAAGAGAGGGCGTTAATAATAGTAGTTTTACCAGTTCCGTTTCTACTACCAGCGTCGTCTCCGCCTTGATCTAGGTTCTCTCCAAGAACTAATGTTAACTTTTCTTTGCTGAAATCAATTGCTTGAGTCTGATTCCCCACACTCATAAAGTTTTTAACTGTAAGGTCTTTAATACGGATCATTTTATAGCTCGTTATAGATGTCTAACAACATCTTTTTGTTAAAATTTTCAGTGTCTAATTCTGCAATTTCTTTAGATACAATTTCGTCAACAGTTTCAAACGTTGAAATATCTAAGTCTGTAGTAATTTCTTCAATTTGTTTTTGCGGAATAAGAGTAATTTCTCTACAACCATGTTGTGAAATATACGTTTCTTTAATAAACTGTGCTTCTTCGTAACTAATAGGTAAATCAATAGTAACTCTCAAATACATTTTAGGTTTAATAATATTTGAATTAGGATCTAATAGTTTGCTTAGTGTAGTTGTGCGATACTTAGGACAATTCCACCAATTGATATATTCGGGTTCTTTGTTGTTTTCACGATCAAGAATCATCATGCCTCGCTCGTCATCGCCAGCATCAGCATAATTGTGCGGAAATGCATTACCTATGTAATGAATTTTGCCTTGTACTTGACGTTTGTGAAAATGTCCACTGAACACATATTCTTGATGTTGAAAGTGACTTGGCCGCAAGTCGCCATGATCAGGCATCTGCACCATAGCATTCATATAAAAACTAGGAAGTTCAAAGTGACCAAACATATACTTAGATTTAATATTTTCAATCTTCTTCCATTCTTCGCCAACTAGCCAAGGAACAAGTGCAACATCATCAAACTCAGTAATCTCATCAACTAATGTAACGCCTGGAATGTGTCTACCAAAGATTGTAGAACTTACATCTCGTTTATCTTTGTAATACAAATCGTGATTGCCTACAAACATATAAAATTTATCAAATGCCGCCCCTAGTTTTTCTAAACTGCGAATAGTAGCATCCATAGTTGTTAGATTAAGGCTATTTCGATTATGATGCCAATCTCCGCAGAAAATGCCAGTTTCACAACCGTTAGCTTTTGCTTGTTCGATAAACCAATCTACAAATTCTTCACAATCGTCGTTGTGAACCTTGCTGTTACCTTTCAAGCCGAAATGTATGTCAGTAAAGACTGCCGCTTTTTTAAACAAATTTTAATCCTCTTCTCGTTATTATAACTGAGTTTTGTAACAAGGTCAACCGATATTTTTACTTTGATGCATCATTTTTTGATCTTTCTAAGTTTCTCTCCCATTCGCCTTGTGATTGTCTAGTATACGATGGACTCATATCATTCATTTCAAGAATATCGTCTCGAATGTTTTGATTGCGCTTTTCAATGTTGATAACACGTACAAATGAGTTAGTTACTGCGGCTGTATAGTAGGCAAATGGATTGTTTGATTTTGACTCATCAAACTGTAAGCCAATCTGTGCTAATTGCAAGATAGCTTGTCCACGCATTTCGTCGTTATAGGTATATCCGCGCACATTACCACGAGTAGCATAACGATCACATAATTTCATCCACATTAATGCTAGTTTATTTGTTGCTTTACCGCTATCTTTATCAAAGTAACCATTTTCCATTCCGCCAACCCAGTGACTTTTTCCTACACAAACTAGTTCGTCATTTTCGTTAAATTTGTAATGTTGGAACGGAGGAAAGTTAAGTTTAACTTTAGTGTCTGCTACAGTTTTAGGATTCTTTTTACGACCTGGTTCTTCTGGAACATGATCAAATGTCATAATTCGAAACACTAAATCTTCTTTCTTTATCTTTTTATAATCGATTTCAAATTCAGCTAGTTTTCTTTTTTGTCCAGCTTCTTTAGCTTTTTCAAAATTTTCTTGTTGTAGTCTTTTTGCTTGTGCTCTTTTAGCTTCGGCAATAGTACGAATATTAATCTTATCTACACTAGGTAAAATAACATCATATTGAGAGTATTCGGGTGCAGTAAAACTACAGAATGTACTCTTTGATTTGTGTATTTCTTTTAAAATATCTTTATTGTTGAGGTAATTTACTCTTTTATTCATGAACTCTCCTGATTGTTAGTCATATTATAAACTATGTACATAACTTTGTCAACTAAATAATGCATATAGGAGACAATTAATATGGCAACATTTTTCAAAGACGGCATCATATCTAAAGACGGTAAAAACATGGGTGTCAATGTACCTCCAACAGGAACAAATGCTCCAGGACAAAATCCATTTACTGGTAGTATTCCTACATCAATCAATGGATTCGTAGGCCAAGTCCGTGATATTGGACAACAATTATTCAGCGGCAGCCTAGGAAGTTCTTTAAATTTCATGAGTGCTTTACGTTCTAAAAATATTCCAACTTCTACCCTTGGTAATGCTGCCGGCAATTTAGGCGGCCAAGCATCGTTTACTACAGGTGGAAATGTTGAAGAAAAAGACTGGAGAGTTTCGTTATCGTTACCAAATACTCCAAGTGCTTTTTCTAAGTCTCCAATGTTTCAATTATTAAGATCTACTAAAAATAGTATGGTCTTTCCGTTTACGCCAACAATACTTTTGCAACATAGTGCAAACTATAGTAATGTTGAACCTGTACATACTAATTATCCCGCTTATGCATATAGAAATTCAAGTGTGAACGAGATTGTTGTAACCGGACAATTTTATGTACAAAATGAATTAGAAGCACAGTACTGGATGGCGTGTTTGCATTATTTAAGATCAGTAACAAAAATGGATTACGGTACATTTGCAGAAACCGGCGGCCCACCTCCAATTGTAAAACTAAACGGATACGGAGACTATGTCTTTAATAATGTTCCAGTAGTTATTACAACATTTTCTGTTGATATGCCTCCTGAAGTAGATTACATTGCAACAGGATTAAAAGGCCAATCATTAAGCGCCGCCCAAGAAATAAGCTGGGCGCCAGCAGAATCACAGTTTAGTGTGTCATGCCAACCAATTTACAGCAGACAAAAACAAACACAATTTAATTATAATATGTTCGTTGGCGGCCACGATATCGGAAGAGGATATATTTAATGGCAAACCATCCATATCAAGATACTCCAATTGGTCCTGACGGAACACTTGGAATTTGGAATATCAGACCTGTTCCTGCATACACAGACGATGTATTGTATACAGTTGAACCTCAATATAACAACCGCCCAGATTTATTAGCACATGATCTATACGGAGATTATTCGTTATGGTGGATTTTTACACAACGTAATCTAAATGTCCTCGAAGATCCAATTTATGATTTAAAAGCCGGTGTACAAATATATCTACCATCACCGCAACACGTTAAAGAAACATTAGGAGCATAAACAATGCCATATACTTTTCCGTCAGGACAGCCAATAAAAACAGGACCAAACGGAGAGTTACTAGGTGGAGTATATACACCACCAGGACAAGAATCACTTGCTCCACAAGTAGAAGGCGATCCAGAACAAGCTAAAGAAATTGCTAACATGTTAGGTATGCCTGGCTTAGCTAATCTAATTGATCAATATCAAAGTGTAGGACAAACTAGTTCTAACGTAACTGCACTTCCTGAAGGAATTTCACAACCTCGGCAAATTGCTGCCTCTATAGGAGATGCAGTTAATATGCATGCACTAGATGATTTAGGCGACGGATTACCAACTGATCCTTCAGCAGTAATAGGAACAGTAAAAAATATTGCAAAGAGTAAAGCACTCGGTGCCATATTTGGTAGCGGACTTTACAGTTCGCATAGTTTACCTATGACAAATGAATTAGAGCAGTTTGCATCTATGAATTGTATTTTTGGTTTAGGTTGCATCAGTCCACAAGAATTAAATTTTCCTGACAAAACATATAGACGATCTGGAATCGTAAACAATGGACAGGTAGTATTAAAGTCTGGAAAAACACCTTTAGGAAAACCACAAACATATGCTGAAAAATATCATAAAGTAAACGGCGCCTATTATATTGACGAAGTTAATATCGACACTACAGTCGCTCCAAATCCAAGAAGTAGATCGACTAATTTTTATGGGTTATCATTCCAAGTATATGAACCATACAGTATGGGACAGTTTTTACAAACATTGCAATTAGCCGCAAAAAATGCAGGATACGCTAATTATCTAGAAGCTCCTTATTTGCTAACACTTGATTTTGTAGGATGGGACAACGATGGAAATCAAGTTAGTCCCAGTAAACCGATAAGAAGAATGTTCCCTTTAAAACTTGTAACTTGTAATTTTACTGTTAACGGCGAAGGCAGCAAATATGACATTACATGTTCAGTTTTTAACGATGATGCATTTTTAGATGCCAATCAAAGTATTCCTGTTAATATGACAGTATCAGGATCAACCTTGCAAGAAATATGTCAAACAGGATTAAACAGTATTGCTACCCATTGGAATACACATCTTCTTAATAGAAGAAATGAAACTAGAGAAAAAACTGAAGTTGACGAATATATTATTGCCTTTCCAGGCGACGGCAGTAGCGCAAGACTAGACTCTTTAATTTCAAGCGGAAGACTAATTGCTGGTGCCGCAACCACCGGCGAATTAGAGAGGATAGAATTTGACGATGATGCAATTAATGAAGCAATTGCAACTATTGACTCAGAAGCATCTGCCGCAGGTTACCAGCAAGATAATTCAGATTTTGGTGCTAGGATCATTGAACAACAACGAGCGTTTGTTGACGATAGATTAGGATTTTCAGTAAGACGAGGCAGATTAAGTGAAAGTATTAAAGCAACAGTTGCTGGTCGTGATGTCTCACCTAATAGAATTGGATTTGCACCTATTTTGACAACAGGTCCACTAGGTTCGGGAAGAGCACCGTTTGGTATTGCAAACTTTGCATGGGACCCAGAGTCCGGATTATTAAAACGAGGCAGTGTAACTATTGATCCTAAACTTAGAACTATTACATTTAGAGCAGGTACAAAATTACAAAAAATACTAGAGGAACTTGTCCTTTTAAGCGAATTTGGAAAATCAGTGTCACGGCAACTTAATCGTCCTGACGGAATGATTGATTGGTTTAAAATAGAAGCTCAAGTATATCTAGTTAATGATTCTGCTGCCGAACGAGTAATGGGAAGAATGCCTAGAATTTATTTGTATAGAGTTGTTCCATATCAGGTTCACCGAAGTGCATTTCAAATGCCAAATGATGTACCTCCTGGATACGATAAACTTTATGCTCAAGCACCTAAAGTATATAATTATATGTTTACAGGTCAAAATACTGACGTACTAAATTTTGATATCAAATTTGATAATGCATTTTATGAGTCAATTTCACTTGATAGAGGTAATAGAAGTGGATCAAATCAACCAAGCGAACAATCTAATACATCTACACCACCAAATCTTGCATTGCAAGGAAATTCAAGAACACCACAAGGTGATGGTACTACAGTAGTTGAAGAACCTCAAAACATGAACACTACTACTGGCGGCGCAACAGTTGAAGACCCGCAATTAAGATTAGCACGATCATTTAACGAAGCAATAGTAAACAGTGGCGGCGATTTGATATCTATTGAATTAGAGGTTTTAGGAGATCCTTTCTATATTGCAGATAGCGGAACCGGTAACTATAATTCGACAGCATCACCAAATTTTAATGTTAACAGTGATGGAACCATGAATTACCAAAACGGTGAAGTAGATATCATAATTAACTTTAGAACACCAATTGATTTAGATCCTGACAATGGCGGATATTTAATGGACGGTGCATCAATTGGATTACAAGATTATAGTGGATTATATAAAATTATTGAAGTAACAAATAGATTTAGCGGTAATGTGTTTACACAAACTATTCAAGCAGTTCGAAGAAGAAATCAACAAAATTCAAAATCTGGAGCACAAGTAACTGATCCAATGTTAGAAGAAGAAAAGCGTCATGAATTAAGAATTGCAGAGGCAGAACTCAACGGAACTCCGGAAGAAGTTGCATTTGCTAGAGCAGACGTTAACGGCGACGGAGTACTCCAATATTGGGAAGTTCCTAACTTAGACGAAGCTACTAGGATTACTACTGCTAGAAATGAAAATAGACGACCTGCTAATAATCCAACAGCAGGTACTACACCGTCAGGATCTAATAATCCAACAGCAGGTAGCACAGCAGGTACTACACCTACAACAACGACCACAACCGGCGACGGTACTACTAGCACTACAGATCAACCAGCATCGCCTCCTCCTCCAGTTACAGTACAACCTGGAGTCTTTAGTCCACTTGATGTTTATTTTGATTATTCTTCTAATTCTAGAACTTCAAATTCGCCTGCCAATAGTCAAGGAGTAGATGCTTCGCCAACACAGAGTAGCGAAACAACAGTTCCAGAACGTAATATAAATGTAAATGATGTTGATCAATCAGGAAGAATTAGAGGCGGTTTATAATGACTAATAAACATAGACGAACGAGCGGCGCACCACCTAGAGCAATGCCGCCAGGCCCATTTTTAGCCAAAGTAATTAGTCATCTTGATCCTAAAAGAAGTGGAGCATTACAAGTACAACTACTTACAAATACAACTTCGGGGCAAGATGCCGATAACGAATCAGGGCAACTTTATACCGTAGATTATTGTATGCCGTTTTATGGAGTAAATGATGTTACTAGTAACAGGCGCAATGACACTTATTACAGTACTCAACAAAGTTACGGATTCTGGGCAGTTCCACCTGATCCAGGTACTAAAGTCTTAGTTATCTTTGCAGAAGGACAATCTAATCAAGGATATTGGATTGGATGTGTACAAGACCCATATATGAATTATATGGTTCCAAGTGGAACTCCTACAACTAAGTCAGACAAAGTTGTTCAAGCTAATTTAACAGACGAATTTAAAAACAGACCGTTACCGACAGGTGAGTATAATAAAGCAATTCACGGCAATCAAGGAAATGATCCTGAACAATTTTTAAAACCACACAATCCAATGATGTTAGAAGTGTTGTCAAGGCAAGGTCTTGTTGATGATATAGCTAGAGGATTAACGTCCTCTACAGCACGTCGAGAAGTTCCTAGTATGGTATTTGGAATTAACACCCCAGGACCTTTAGACAAAAGAGATGGCGCACCTAAAGGCCGATACGGACCATCAGGGGAACAGATTGAGTATTTCCGCAGTAGATTAGGCGGAAGTAGTATTGTAATGGATGATGGTGATCCTACAGTTTTACGTGCTGGATTTGCAAAATCAGTTGGAGCAACGTATTATGATATTAATGCTGTTCCAGAAAATGTTTCTCAAGCAAACCAAACTTTACCGTACAATGAACATATTAGATTAAGAACTAGAACCGGTCATCAGATATTATTACATAATACAGAAGATCTAATTTATATTGCTAATGCTCAAGGCAGTGCATGGATAGAACTAACTGCAAACGGAAAAATTGATGTTTATGCAGATGATAGTATTAGCTTACGTACTGCCAATGATGTAAACATACATGCAGATAGAGATATCAACATGAAAGCAATGCGAGATGTAAACATTACTGCTGGTAGAGACTGGAAAACAACCGCAGGCAATCATTTTGATCTTAAAGCAGGAACAAATGGAAAAATAGATATTGGTGCAAACTTTGACCTCTATGTTGGTGCAACATCTAAAATATTTGTTGGTGCAGACGGACACATTAATGTGGCAGGGGCACACAGCATTACAAGTCAAACCACACTTGATGTATTAACTGGATCGTCAGCGAAATTTAAACAATCTAGTTTACACATGGCATCAGTGGGTAATTCAAACTTTACCGCAGGCTTTAATACAAGTATTTTAAGTGGTAGCGAACATAGAGAATCGGCTCCAGCAATTCACATGAACACTGCCGCGAATCCTGCTACGCAGGCTGACGAAGCGACCAGTGCAAGTACTGCAAGTACTGCCGCATCTGCCGCCCAACCAGTTCGCGTTCCGCAGAGAGAACCTTGGGACGGACATGAGAATTTAAATCCGGAAGGACACACTCCTGGGCTAAGTCAAGCTAGACTTCCGCCATCGAGACAAGGTAGAGATGCTCAATCACTAATTGATAGTCCTGCAAACCAACCACAGTATACTTCAACTTCGGGACCTAATGTTGCTAACCAGTCAACAGTTATTGATCCTGAAACAGGACAACGAGTACCTGCACCACAAACAGTAATTCCAGGTCAAGCAGGACCAATAGGACAACAACCTGCAGAACCTGTAGATGTTAACGATATGCAACGTTATTTCTTACATGTATTAATACAAGAAATTGGATTAGATCCGGCTACTTGCCTTAATCCTGCAAATCCAGAATTACTTGCTGTTGGCCAAACACCAGGAAATGCCGAAGCAATTGCATCAGCAATGGCACAGATTCAAAGAGAATGCACCTTTGAACCACATAGCGAAAATTTAAATTATAGTGCTGGACGTTTAAGACAAGTATTTCCAAGTCGTGTTCGAAGCGATGAATTTGCACAACAACTTGCTGCCGCAGGACCGGCAGCTATTGGTAACACATTATATGGCGGCCGTAACGGTAACGCAGAAGACGAAGGTTACAAATATCGCGGTAGAGGACTTATTCAGCTTACATTTAAAGATAATTACAGACATTTTGGCGGCGCGGCAAGACATCCTGAAATTGTCGAAAATCCTGATCTTTTAAACGATCCAGAAATTGCTACAGCAGTTGCAGTTGCGTACTTAAAAGAAACCTTCCCTCAAAGAGGCGGCGGCAATTGGAACATGTATAATTTTAATCAATTAGGCCAGGCATTTGAAGATGCAGTTGGATACGGTAATGAAAGTGCAGAAACACCTCAACGTATTGCAAGTGCAAGAGGCTTTTTCTCTAGATTGAGAAACGGAGATATAGTTCCATTAGCATCATTAACACCGACTGTACCTATAGAATCGGGCCAATCAACAGTAGTTGATACAAGGACGTAAACATGCCAGCTATACACATAAACGGACATACTAGAAGTTGTGGAGCAACTACAGTTGTTTCCGGACAGAGCGATGTATATGTTGTAGGCGAATTAGTTTCAGTTGACGGTGATCCTAACAGCCATGGCGATGGCGCACTTTCAGCAGGTAGCAACGGAGTGTTTATAAATGGTAGAGCAGTAGTAAATCATTCTCCAGACGGTGCTGCCGCTGACGCATTATGTATTCCATTAGGAGGTGCTCATTGTGCACCTGAAACTGCACAAGGGGAATCTACAGTTATCGTAGGTGACGCCGCTGACGCAGTTGCTATAGCAATTGGAGCAACTAATTTTAGTAGACCAGAAGAAGAAGCACTTGACATATTAGAAGGCAGAGCTGTTGAAGAAGCTAATGGTGTTGATCCTGATCAAAATGAAGCAACAGAATATGGTGATGGCGGAATTGCTACGCAATCCGGAGGCGATGCTAACCGCTACAGTAATACAAGTCCTGTCAATAATGTTTCAGGTCCACAAGATGCACAAGTAGTAAACGAACAAACACCAAGTCCGCAACCTAGCAATGAAAACGGTCAATACATTCAATGGTTGTCGCATGTTGACACTAGAGTAAAGCCACAAGTAGTTGCAAATTTAGAAGGAGTATCTCAACAAGTAGGATACCAATTACAAATTACTAGCGGATATCGTTCGCCAGCATATAATGAAAGTGTCGGCGGAGCAAAAAGTAGTCAACATATGCAAGGTAATGCAGTAGATGTTGTACAAACTGGTTTATCGAACGCACAACGACAAGAATTTATACAAGCGGCAATTGACAATGGATTTACTGCAATTGGCGTTTATAATACTTTTACACACATAGATATCCGCGGAGCAAAAGTTGCTTGGGGAAGCAATGGTAGTAGAACTACATTGCCAAATTATCCGTGGGCGTTAGAAACACTTCGCGCAAACGGGTATCCTTATTAAAGGTAAATACTAGCATGGCAGACTTATACAAACAAATTAAAATTAAATCGCAAAAAGCCCCAAAATCGCCTGTAAAACAAAAGGCATATAGGGGATTTAGTACAGTAAATCCTGAAGCAAATACGTTTCAGCTTTACGATTTTGAGTTGATTAAGCAAGACTTAATTAATCATTTTAATATTAGACAAGGTGAAAAAATTTCTAATCCTACGTTTGGTTGTATTATATGGGATGCATTATATGAGCCTCTAACAGAAGAATTAAAAGAAGCCATTACCGCAAATGTTACTAATATTGTAAACTATGATCCAAGAACTTCAGCAGAAGCTGTACAAGTTTCAGAGTACGAACAAGGATTGCAAATCGAATGTACAATATCTTACTTACAATATAATATTAGCGAAAATTTAAGATTACAGTTTGATAAAAATATTGGACTTCTGTGACACAATTAAGTACCGCTATAACCCAATATAATAAATACTGTAACAAAGAATTGAGGAACGCCGATGTCATCAACCGACCGCCAAAATAGACTACTTCTTTCAGAAGATTGGAAAAAAGTATATCAAAGTTATCGCAATGCGGAGTTCCGTAGCTACGACTTTGATACTTTAAGACGTTCTATGATTAACTATCTAAGAACAAATTATCCAGAAGATTTTAATGATTATATTGATACTTCAGAATATCTTGCACTAATTGATACTATTGCATTTTTAGGTCAAAATATTAGTTATCGCGTTGATTTAAATGCACGTGAAAATTTCTTAGAACTAGCAGAGCGTCGCGATAGTGTATTACGTCTTGCACGTATGTTATCTTATAATCCTAAAAGAAACCAGGCGGCAAATGGATTAATTAAATTTGATACAGTATCAACTACTGAAGAAATTTTTGATAGTAATGGATTTAATTTAGCAGATCAAACTGTTATATGGAATGATCCGAGTAACTCAAACTGGCCAGAACAATTTAGAAGAGTTCTTAATGCGGCCTTACCGCAAAACAATACAATCGGAAAACCTACTAAAACTGCAAGCATTAATAGTGTATTAACTCAGCAATATAGATTTAAATCTAACAATGTAGATGTACCTGTATATGGGTTTAGTAAAGCAGTTAATGGATTAACTACACAATTTGAAGTGGTTTCTACTGATATCGATTTAATTAATAGTAAATTAGTTGAAGAGCCTCCTATTCCTGGAAATAGTTTGGCATTTCTCTATAGAGAAGATGGTAGAGGAACAGCAAGTTCAAACACTGGCTATTTCCTACATTTTAGACAAGGATCATTAAGCTCGTCACAATTTACAGTTGACAATCCAAGTGCTAATCAAAAAATAGCAATTGAAGCTGAAAATATTAATAACAGTGATATTTGGTTGTATCAAGTTAACTCAAGCGGAGTTCCAACATCACTTTGGACAAAGGTTAGCTCTATTGAAGGAAACAACGCAATTTATAACAGCGTTTCTAAAGGCACTAGAAACTTTTATGTTGTACAAACTCGTGCTAATGATGAAATTAGTTTAATATTTGCTGACGGTACTTTTGGAAGTCTTCCAGGTGGAAACTTTAGAATATTCTACAGAACTAGTGCAAATAGATCAATGAAAATTAAGCCCGAAGAGCTTACAAGTATTAATATTAGTTTAGATTATATTTCAAAAGCAGGAACTATTGAAACATTAACTATCGGACTTGAACTTAAAGAAAATGTTACTAACGCTACTACTAGTGAAAGTACACCATCTATTAGACAAAACGCACCACAGACATATTATACACAAAATAGAATGGTCACCGGTGAAGACTATAATATCATTCCACTAACTATTAATCAAGAAATTGTTAAAGTTAAATCAACTAACAGAATTAGTAGCGGTATTAGTCGCTACTTTGATTTAAAAGATGTAACCGGAAAATATTCTAGTACAAATTTATTTGCATCAGACGGTATTATTTATAGAGAAGAATTTGAAGACAAGCAATCCTTTACATTTAGTAATCAAACAGATATTGAAGGTACTATTGAAAATTTAATTTTACCTATTATTAAAAGCAGATCGATTAGTAATTTCTATTTTTCAAACTATGCAAAAATTATTGTTAGTGATTTGAATGCTACATGGGTTCAATCAACTAAAGGTACAAATATTAGTACAGGATATCTTGTTAATACTTCTGATATTCCTTATCAAACAGGTACATTTACCGGCGGTTCATTAAAGTATTTAGAAGCAGGGGCATTACTTAAATTTAAGCCACCTGCAGGCTTTTACTTTTTAGGAGATGGACTAACCAGTAATGCCAATGCAAAAGGTGCAAGCACTTACAAGTGGGTAAAAGTTATTAGTGTTAATGGCGCAGGAACATCGGTTGACAGTGTTACAGGAGTTGGACCAATTGTGTTTAATGAAATACTTCCAGCTAACAGTGTTCTTGAAGAAGTAAAACCAAAACTAGTAAAAGATATTACAAGCGATGTTAGGTCACAAATTATTGATCAAGTATTTGCTTATAAAACGTTCGGTTTAAGATACGATCAAGTTAATAGAATTTGGCGTGTTATTATTAATGAAAACTTAAATGTTGCATCTACATTTAGCAACGGTAAGACCGGTGACGTTACTAATAACCAATTAGATGCTAGTTGGATTATCCTTTTTCAAACCAACGGCGAAAAATATACAATTACTAATAGAGGATTAAAATACATATTTGAAAGCGACAAAGAATTATCTTTCTATTTTGACGGACAAAACAAAATTTATGATTCTGCAACAGGCCAGCTAGTTAAAGACAAAGTTTCAATTCTTAACTATAATACAAAACCTGATTCATTAAATGCTTTTAATAGTGACATTCCTTGGGAAATTGTAAGCGAATATAGAAATCAAGACGGGTACGTTAACAGTAAAAAAGTTGAAGTAAGTTTCTTTGATGTAAACGAAGACGGAAGTGTAGACGATCCAGACATTTTTGATAATGTTGTTGCACCACAAGTATTACCTCTTACAAAATATATTTTCTTAAAACGTGTTGAAACAGATCAAGGTTTTTACAAATACAATTACTATGCCGACGGCGGCAATATTGATGTAGTTAACACAGAAATTGAAATTGGTTCTTTTGTAGATTATCCCGAAGGAAAAGTGTTTTATATCGTAAACACAAAAAACTTTAAAGTTTTAACAAATGGTATATTAACATTAACGTCAGACTATCAAGCATATACAGGTAGAGATGATCTAAAATTCCAATATGTTCATAGTGCAGATGAAAGTAATAGAATTGATCCTAGTGTTTCAAATATTATTGATGTACATATGTTAACTAGATCATATGATAATCTTTATAGACAATATCTTGCAGGAACACTTGAGGAACAACCTTTGCCACCTAGCTCAGATGAACTATATCAAAATTATGGAGTATTGATTAATCAGTACAAATCAATTAGCGATGAAGTAATTTATCATCCAGTTAGATACAAGCCGTTATTTGGCTCTCATGCTCAACCATCCTTGCAAGCAACATTTAAAATTGTAAAAAACACAAGTGAAGTGGTAAACGATAACGATTTAAAATCAAGAATTATTGCATCAATTAATAAATTTTTTGCATTGTCTAATTGGGACTTTGGAGAAACATTTCATTTTTCCGAGTTAGTAACTTATGTAATGAATCAAAATGCGCCAGATATTTCAAACATGCTAATTGTTCCTAAACAAGGATCCCAAGCGTTTGGTAGTCTATACGAAATTAAATGCGAAAATGATGAATTATTTGTAAGTGATGCAACCGTAGATGATATAGAAATAATTGATTCAGTTACAGCATCTAAAATTCAAGCAAGTGGTGCAGTTGTTACTAGTACCGGTACAAACAATGTTGGAATACAAAGTCAACCGTTAACAAGCACAGCAACAAACAATTCGAGCTCAACTAGCTCAAGCGATACTAACAGCAGTGGAGGCAGTAGTTACTAATGGCGCAAGATGAAAATGGTATTCCAATTGATGATGATTCTAAAAGACGCACCGCTGATATGTTGCCTCGCTATTTTAGAACAACAGCAAATAAAAAGTTTTTAAGTAGTACTTTAGATCAGTTAATGCAGCCAGGTGTTGTACAAAAGACTGACGGATTTATCGGAAGAAAAAATGCAAAAGCCTTTAAGACAGGCGACAATTATATTGCAGAACTAGCAGGTGATAGACGTAACTATCAATTAGAACCAGTTGCATTGGTTGAAGATACACTTGGAAATACTACTTTTTATAGAGATTATAGAGACTATGTAAATGCTAGTAAAATTAGAAACGGCGAAGTAGATAATCATAGCTTACTAAACAGTCAAGAATACTATGCTTGGAGTCCTCATATTGATTGGGATAAATTTGTAAACTTTCGTGAATATTATTGGCTACCAGCAGGTCCTAGTTCTATTCCTGTATACGGAAGTTCAACAGAAATTGTTAGTACCTTTACAGTAGGAAAGCAAGACAATACTGATAATTTTGCATATACATTTAATCCAGATGTTCCGACTAGTAATCCTACACTAACATTGTATAGAGGACAAACATATACATTTGATATTAACACAGTTGATATGCCGTTGTCAATTAGAACAAGCAGATCAGTTAAAGACGATTCTAATCTCTATAATGTTGGAGTAAGTCAGCAAAGCGTAGAAACCGGACAATTTACATTTGTTGTAGATCTTGAATCTCCTGATTATCTGTATTATACAAACGACAATGATATCGAAGCATCGGGTTTAATTATTATTAAAAATATTATTGATGCTACTGAAATTAATATTACTGCTGAAATTTTAGGCAAAAAAACATACACCATGCAGAATGGATATGAACTATCTAACGGCATGAGAGTTAACTTTTACGGAAAAGTAACTCCTGAAATTTATGCAACTGGAACATGGTATGTTGAAGGAGTTGGAAATAGTATTAAATTAATTTCAGAATCAGATCTTGTTATTACAGCTGACTATCTATTAGATCAAGGCGTTGAATATGATATGCAAGGTTTTGCTGATCTACCATTTGATGAAGCAATTTCGTATGCTACTCTCAAAGATTATATTGTTATTAACAGAGCAGCCAAAGATAGAAATCAATGGTCTCGTTATAATAAATGGACACATAAAACTGTTATTGAAACTACTGCATTAATTAATAATGTACCGGCAGAACTTGATCAAACCTACAGAGCTACAAGACCTATTATTGAGTTTGAACCAGGTTTAAAACTTTTTAATTATGGTACTGAAGCAAAAGGTGCTGTTGACCTAGTTGATACTGTAACAACAGACGTATTTTCAGATATTGAAGGACAAGTAGGTTATTTTGTCGACGGCATTGAACTTGTAAACGGTATGAGAGTATTGTTTACCGCAGATCCAGATTCATTAGTTAGCGGCAAGATTTATGAAGTTAAATTTATTTCTCATAATGGTAGCAGACAAATTACATTAATAGAAACTACTGATACTACACCATTAGAAAATGAAACAGTACTAGTTAAATCTGGTGAAAAATTTAAAGGTAAAGTTTTCTACTATACAGGAACAGTTTGGAAACAAGCACAAGATAAAACATCTGTAAATCAGCAACCTTTGTTTGATTTATATAATGATCAAGGAATTGCGCTATCTACATTAGACGGAAGTTCTTTTGCTGGTAACAAAATTTTTAGTTATAAGGTAGGAACAGGAACTAATGATACTGAATTAGGATTCCCACTGTCATATAGAACTATTGAAAATAGTGGCGATATTGTATTTGATTTTAATTTATTATCAGACACTTACCAGTATGATGTTTTAACTGACGTATTTAACGTAAGCACTGATACAGGACTATTAAGAAAATATACTGACAGAACAACTTATAGCAGTTTGTCAGGTTGGACCAAAGCGGCTACAAAATCAGTACAGCCAGTTATTCAACAACCAACAGTTGATACTAGAACAAATAACTTTATTATCGATGTTTATGATAATAGTGCTACTATTGCTGATTTAGAAATTAAAGTTTACGTCAATAATAATCGCAAAAAAGAAAATACTGATTATCTAATTGATAGGTTTAATGGATACTGTTATATTAATTTCAATAATGATCTTACTGTAGGCGACAAGTTAGTTATTAAAACTTATACTAAGACTCCAAAGAATACTAGAGGATATTACGAGTTTCCGACTAACTTAGAAAAGAATCCACTAAACGAAAATGTTGAATCATTTACATTAGGTGAAGTTTTAGATCATGTAGGTAGTATTGTTGATAATGCAAAAGATTTTAATGGAATATTTCCAGGATCGAGTAATTTAAAAGATCTAGGAGATGTTACTCCGTTAGGATTAAGATTTGTACAACATAGTGGCCCAATTAACCTTGCACTGTATAATATTACAAATAAAGATTTTGATGCAATTAGAGCTATTCGTTATTCTGGATTAGAGTACATTAAGTTTAAAAGAGAATTTTTGCGTGTAGCAAATGAGTTAGGTTTCGAAGGAGAAACTAAAGTACACGTTGATAAGATTTTGCAATCTATTACTGAAGTACAAACTAATAAAGATCCATTTTATTTTAGTGATATGGTTCCGTTTGGTAGTGACACGTTAACTAGACATGTAATTGAAGATCAATCACAAACTGTATTTTCTTTAAAGCGTGGTATTGATTTTACAAAATTAAATCAGTATGCAGTTCTTCCGTATTTTAACGGAAGTTTGCTAGTTAAAGATAGAGATTATACTATAACTGTTGACGGCTTCTTAACACTTAATATAACAGTTACTAATAACGACATTTTAGATGTATATGAATTTGAATCAACAGATGGTTGCTGGGTACCTCCAACTCCTACTAAGTTAGGATTGTATCCTAAATATACACCTGAAATATTTTTAGACGACACTTACATTAATGTTGTAACCGAAGTTACTGGTCCTTATAAAGTATACGGACGAGACGAAACTACTACACAAAGTTTTAAAGGTAAAGTTGGTTGGTTCTATCCACTGTTTACATCTGAAGCAGATGCAATTGATTACGATACTGCCAACGGCGGCGCCGGAGTTGCACACGATCATGTATTTGCAGGTTGTAATCAGCTATTTTTTATGCCTTCGAGCTCTGCAAATCATGCAACAATCGATATTAATTCGTTTGAATCATGGCCAGGCGCACAACCAATGCTACAAGGACATGATGGGTCATTATGGAAATGTTATGGTGATTACAGAGATAGACTGCTATTAGACTTTGAAAGAAGAATTTATGATAACCTAAAACAGCAGTACAACGAAAATGTGTTTGATATTGCTGATTTTGTCGAAACAAGAACACGTAAAACAGGCTTCACACGTTATGGCACTGCTAGAACATTAATTTCTGAATTTAATAGATGGTTAGAAACAGTTGGAACTCCTGACTATTCTGCAAACACCCGATTTGATAGAACTAACGGTTTTACATTTAGTTACAACAAATGGGCCGATGTTGAAAATAATTCTCTTCCAGGTTTTTGGAGAGCAATTTATAAGGACTTTTATAATACAGATAGACCGCACAGCCATCCTTGGGAAATTTTAGGACTAACTGAAAAACCTGATTGGTTTGATACAGAGTACGGAACAGCACCATATACAAGAAATAATCTGTTGTTATGGAAAGACATGGCTAGTGGTATTGTTAGAGCACCAAATGAAAAAATTGTTTATAGAAACAAATTTAAAAATACTCTAATTTCTAAATACATTCCAACAGATGATCAAGGAAACTTGTTACCTCCTAATTTATCAGGAATAGCATTGTCTGGACTTGATTCAAGTTATAGCGACGGATATGTATTCGGTGATGAAGGACCTGTTGAAACAGCATGGCGCCGTAGTTCACATTATCCATTTGCATTAATGGCATCTTGGGCAATTAATAATCCAGCACAGTTTTTTGGTATTGCATTTGATGTAAGTAGAATTAAGCGTAACGGAGCCGGAGAATTAGTTTATACTGAAACTAGTAAAAGAATTAGATTAGATAAATTAAAATTTCCAAATAGTGCTTCTGATAGTTCAAGAGTATTTACAGCAGGTATAATAAATTATATTCAAGGTTACTTGGCACAAAATGAAACATTAAAATTTTCAACATATCAACAAGAACTAACTTCTTTACAAAATAAATTGGCATCTAAAATTGGTGGCTTTACTCAGAAGTCTAAATTTAGATTAATTCTTGATGCAAGAACTCCTACTAATGAAGGTAATGTTTTTGTACCGGACGAAAACTATAAAATTCAGTTAACAAAAAGTATACCAATTAATGTATATTCATATAGTGGAATGATCATAGAAATTGTTCCGCAAGGTTATATAATTAGAGGATATGATAGAGATTTACCAATCTTTAAAACATATTCTGTCATAAGAAAAAATAACGATAGATTAGTTCGTGTCGGCGGAGTGAGTGAATCTTTCTTAAATTGGGACACCGGTAAGTTTTATGAAGTTGGACAAATTGTAGAAAATAATAATGTATATTATCGAGTAAAAATTGGTCATACTTCTGGAACCTCATTTAATTTAGACAACTTCCAAAAATTAGCCGAACTTCCGGAAGAAGGCGGCGCACAGGCATTTTTCTCTAAGAATTTTGACACTAGAGAAGTTGTTGAAATTCCTTACGGAACACTAGTAAGCGATATTCAAGGAGTAGTTGATATTATTCTTGGATATCAAAAATTCTTAGATAGTAACGGATTTAAGTTTGAACTTTTCAACCAAAATATTGAAGAAATTGAAAACTGGACATTATCTGCAAAAGAATTTATGTTTTGGACTACACAAAACTGGGATACCGGTACTGTTATTACACTAAGTCCAAGTGCAAGACAGGTTATGTTCGAAGAGGCATATACTGTTGTTGACGACATTTATAATAATTTTTATGATTATAGTTTATTAAAAGCTGACGGCAAAAGATTACTTGCTGACTTTGCAACTACAGAAAGAGATACTACTAACTCTTTTGGTATCTATGTTAAAAATACTGAAGATGGAATATTCCATCTAAAAGTTCCTGTTGTACAACACGAACATGCAGTTATTATAGATAACAAAACAGTCTTTAATGATGTTATCTATAATAGAGCACAAGGATATAGACAAGAAAGAATTAAAGTTAAAGGTTATCGTTCAGACGAATGGAACGGATCTTATAATATTCCTGGATTTATATTCGATGATGCTAAAATTGAAGACTGGGCATCTTGGCAAGACTATTCTATTGGTGCATTGGTAAAGTACAAGCAATACTATTATGTTGCAAAAGTTAATGTTGTTGGTACAGAAACATTCAACGAAAGAAGTTTTGTTAGATTAAATGAAAAACCAGAACAGAAACTATTACCTAACTGGGACTATAAAGCAAAACAGTTTACTGATTTTTATGATCTTGATTCAGATAACTTTGACACAGAGCAACAGCGTTTAGCACAGCATTTAATTGGATATCAGAAACGTAGATATTTAGAAAATATTATTAATGATGATGTAAGTCAGTATAAATTCTTCCAAGGCGCAATTCAAGATAAAGGAACAAAAAATGTACTTACTAAGTTGTTTGATAAACTAGGTAGTGCAAATAAAGATAGCTTAGAATTTTTTGAAGAATGGGCAGTAAGAATTGGACGATACGGAGCAACAACAGGTGACGATCAGTTTGATATAGTTTTTGATGAAGCTAGATACAGAATGGAACCACAAACTGTAGAGCTTGTCAATGAAATCGATCCGCAGGATACAAGTCTTGTTTATAGATTAACTAGAAATAATGTCTATGTAAAATCTCAAAATTATGACCATAAGCCGTTCCCTGTAAAATACTTTAATGATGATAACAGTTATACAAAAACAGCAGGATATGTAAACACAAATGATGTAAAATTATCATTACTAAACTATGATGATATATTAGATCAATCTATTTCAGCAATAAACACAGGTGAGTTTGTTTGGACAGCTAATAATAAAAGTCAACAAACATGGAGTGTATACAAACACGCTACAACCGATTATGTAATTAAAAGTGTAACAGCAACATCAAATGGCACTTTTACTATTACTCTAAATCGCAAAACAAACTTTATTGTTGGTGACATTATTGGAGTTGTTGATACTAATGAAACCACAGACGGATTTTATAAAATTGCAGAGATTAATCTTAATAAGATTACATTATCAACAACCGGTGAATCAACCGAGTTAGATGATATTAAAGGATATGTTACTTACTTTAAGCCAGTTAGATTGTCGAGATTATCAGACGCAAATGCTATTATCGATGCACCTACTACGTTCTCATTAAGCGGTGATACATCTATCACTGACACTATTTGGGTAGATGACGACGATACAGGAAAATGGATTGTATTAAAAAATAAACAAGTATACGAATTAAAACCAGACATTAAAAATGTTACAGCAGGTTTGTTAGATAGTACAGACAAAGATTTTGGTTCTGATATCAGTGTTACAGAAAATAACAATACAATAGCAGTTTCGGCACCTAAAGACTTAAATGGTAGTGTTTATGTGTTTGCTAGACCTAGCGACAATACTGAATTTGGCCTTAGACAACAAATTGATGAATTTACAGGAATATTTGAATCCGGTGGCGGATTTGGATCAAGTGTTTCAATTTCACCAGACGGAGAATATCTTGCTATAGGTTCTCCTAATGCATCTAATGTTAAGAGTAAATTTAGAGGCGATTATAAAAACACAGTAGCTTATAACATTAATGATATTGTATTGTACAGATCACAGTTGTGGAAATCTAGAAAAGTTCAAGATGCTGACTCAATACAACAATTCTTAAGTCATGCATCAAACCAACAAAGTAAGATTGACGAATATGATAGCGATGATCAATCTTATCCTGATGTTGAATATATGGTTAGAGGAAATTATACTATTAATGATGCGCCTGCTGATCATATTTTAATTAGAGCGCAAACTGAACAATTTGAAGGAACTAAGCCCGGAGATGTACTTGAGCTAAAATGGAATAGATATACAACTACAACATCAGCAGGAATTGCACCGTTTAACGGAGACTCAGTTTTAAATGAAACATTTATTAACGGTAGTCATGAAATTGTTCATAAAGTAGAAGCTATTGTACATATTCAAAGTGCATTATCAATACCTGAGTCTGGAAGTGATATTACTACTGATACTGCAAAAGCAACTATTGCTTATCGTTATGTAAACGATGAAAATCAAATGACTATCTATCTAAACAATCTAAACGGAGCATTTTTAGATACAGGGTCAATTTACCAAAACGGTGTGTTAGTTGGTGATTATGAAAGACAATTAAAAATTACAGACAATTATCATGCAGGATGGTGGCACATTAATGTAGGTTCAGAATTTAGTACAACTGAACTTGTAGAAACAAATGCTAACTTAGTAGTAACTGATATTAAATTAGAAAATGAAATAAGATCTAACTCACTCTTTACGAATATTTTAGATATTAAGAGATTAGCAAACACTACTACTCCTACATTTCCTTCAGAATTTGGCATACTGTCTCATAGACAAGGACAAACAGGAACGGTTATAATTGATGGCCGTTGGTGGTTTAGAACATCTACACAACATTATACTGATACATCAGTTAATGACGAAGTTAGTTTTTGGTTAAATCAAATTAGAGTAAACGGTAACGTACAAGATCCGCAACCTGTATTAGGATTAAGTTTTGATTATCTTAATAACTCAATCCATACCGTAGCTGATAAGTGGAACGGTTGGCTTGAAGTTAGATTAACAAACTTTGACTTATCAGGTAACCCATTTATTCCTTCTATTGGAACACAACTTATTGATAGTGCAACTGGTGAAACCGCAGAAGTTGCATGGATTGAACGAGCGTTTGGCGTAGCAAAAATTTATTTAAAAAATAAATCAGGACAGTGGGCGTTTGGTAGCGACTACGGACAAAACTCTACAGCACAGTTTGTAGAAAACGATTCAACACTAAGAACAATTGGTCCTATTAATTCATGTCATCTTGAAAATGATATTAGTGGTGGATTAATTGTTATTGACACTAATACTAACATTCCAGTTCCACCTAATCAAACATATCTAAGAGATTTAGAGTACTGGCACTACAGTTCAAACACAATTGACGGTATTTTAGAAACAGCAGAAACACCGTCTTCATTAAACTTAGACTGGACAAGAGTTTACAATATTCCTGTAACAACATCAGGTTATGAAAGTGGAAACGATTCTGAAGGCACATTTGCAATTTATAAAAAGACAGGATCTATATATCAACTTGTTAACTATTATACTGTTCCCAACTCTGATAATTTTAGAAAATTAGGAGCAAGTTGTAAGTTTGTACAGAAATCTTCAACATCTTACCGCTTGTTTGTTCTTGCTAAAGGAAATAATACCGAAGAAAATCAAGGTAGAATTTACTTCTTTGATAAAAACGAAACAGAAGATTGGAATTTAGGTATTGAACCGTTGTATAGAGGTATGCATAGTGTAAACGCTACTTACTTTGACGGCGAGTATGTAAGATTCGGAGATTCTATCTACGAAGCAAAAACTAATATAACACCTGGCGCATTTAATTTAGCAGAATGGGCAGAAATTAATTCAGGAGTAGACTTACTAGGGTATGTTCCTAATGATACAAACTATTCTATTACAGAAAGTACATTAGAACAGCAATTCTTAGAAGAGATTGGCGAAGAGTTTGATACTAGCTCACTAGGAGAAGTCTTAGTATTAACTGCTAGATATACAAATCCTGATGATAGTAGTGTTCCTAACAGAAAAGTTGTAGTTTATAAGTTAGTAAATGATCAATATGTTTATAGTCAATTACTAGAACCATTTAATTTAAGCGAAAATTACGGAAGTTCAATTGCAGTTTCTAACGATGGTAAAAAAATTGCAGTCGGCGCCCCTTATAATAGTGATATTTCACTTAATGGCGGAGCAGTATACGTTTATATTTTAAAAGACGGAGTATATACATTTACTCAAACACTTCGTCCTAAAGATTTAACAGATAATACACAATTTGGATTTAAATTAGACTTCGATGGCAATACTCTTGCTATTACTTCTAAAGGTGGCGATATTATTAAGTATACTACATTTGATGTTGAGTTAACAACATTCGACGGCGATGCAACTAAACTTAATACTGTTGACAATGATAGTGGACTAGTGTCAATATACGAAACAATAAATGACACACTACTTTACGGACAAGACTTTTCATATGATAGAGATACTGAAAACTTTGGAAATATTATCAAAGTTAAAAATAATCACATATATTTAGGATTACCAGATCAAACAGTTACAACAAACAATACTGTTGATAAAGGTGTAGTTGCAGAATTTAGAAAGCCACTGAACTCAACGAGTTGGTCAATTGTAACATCGCCTGTACTACCTGCAGATCTTAGCAAGTTTAAAGGTGTGTATCTTTATAACAAAACAAATAATGCACAAGTTGCATATCTCGACTATATTGATCCTATCCAAGGAAAAATTGCAGGTGTAGCTGAACAAGAAATATCTTTTAAAACTAGTTACGATCCTGCAAGATATACAATATCAACTGCTACAGGTGTAACACCGCAACCATTAGATTACACAAGTACAAAATGGGTTGGTAAATTATGGTGGGATATTGATAGTGCTAGATTTATCAATCATCATCAGGGAGATATTACAGAATCAACTGCAAACTTTAATAAGTTGTACCCTGGTACTACAGTCGATGTATATGAGTGGGTTGAGAGCAAATTAAGACCTAGTGAATGGGATACACAATCAGAAACAGAAGCAGGACTTGCTAAAGGTATTAGTGGTACATCAAAATACGGTGATAGTGCATATTCTGTTAGACGCAAGTATAATAGTGCATCACAAACATTTACAACTTATTACTATTACTGGGTTAAGAATAAAGCAACAATCCCGGCAATTGAAACTAGAAAGTTATCAGCATTGTCTGTTTCAAGGATAATTAGTAATCCAGAAAATTCAAATATTAAGTTTGTTGCAATCTTAAGTAATAATAGATTCGCAATTTATAACTGCGAATCTTTAATTAAAGATAAAGATATAGCGATCAGTTTTAACTGGTGGACAATAGATAACCAACAGCAAAATACACATATTCAGTATCAGTTAATCAGTGACGGATTGGAAACTAGTCGTCCAAATAGTACAATTGAACAAAAATGGATTGATAGTTTAGTAGGATTTGACACTAATGATAGACCGGTGCCTGATATTAATCTTCCAATTAAACAAAAATACGGATCTCTTAACGAACCTAGACAGAGTTGGTTTATTAATAAAACTGAAGCAAGAAAACAATTTGTTGAACGTGCAAATAAAATATTAGCAAACAATCTAATTGTTGACGAGTTTGATTTAACAAAATTAACAGATAGCGATCCTTTACCAACTATCGCAACAGGTATATTTGATACAACTTCAGATTCATATGCAGAACTAAGATTTGTAAGTATTGCAAAAGTTAGACCTGCTACCTTACAACTTGAAATTGAAAACGGTGTTATCATTAATGTTTTAATTACAGACCCGGGACAAGGATATATCAACCCACCAACATACATTATTACAGATACACTAGGATCTGAAGGCGAGTTAGAGTTTACCCTAAACGCCAACGGAGGAATTAACAGTGTTAGGATTATTAATTCTGGTAAAAACTATACAAATAATGTTAAAATTTCTATTAGAAAATTTGCAGTATTGGTTAAGAGCGATGAGTCCATTAACGGTAAGTGGAGTGTATATCAATATGTATTAGGTGAATGGCAAAGAGTTCTTACTCAAAGCTATGATGTAAATCTTTACTGGAAATACAAAGACTGGTATGATACAGGTTATAATCAATTTACATTAATCAATTATACACTTGAAGGCAGTTACCAAATTTATGGTCTTGCAGATAATATAGGTGATGTAATTAAAATTAGTAACGTTGGATCTGGCGGTTGGTTACTATTAGAAAAAATAGCTAACGAAGATACTGTTGATTATAGTGTTAACTATAAAACTATTGGTAGAGAAAGCGGTACAATTGAATTACTTGATTCTCTATACGATGTAACAAGTGACAATGTTGCATATGATGGCGCAAGTTTTGATAAAATATTTTATGATACAGAACCCGTTGCTGAATTTAGAAAAATAATTACTATCCTTAGAGATAACATTTTTATTGATCAATTACAGCTTCACTGGAATGAGATGTTCTTTGCAGGATTAAGATATGTATTCTCAGAACAACCAAATGTCGATTGGGCATTTAAAACAAGTTTTGTTAAGGCTAAACATAACATCGGTGAACTAGAACAAAAAGTTACTTTCCAAAATGATAACTTATCTAGTTATGAAGATTATGTAGAAGAAATGAAACCTTATAAAACTAAAATTAGAGAATACATTTCATCATATGAAAAAATTGATCCGGCTAATAATGTAGTTACTGATTTTGATCTAGCACCAGTGTATAATGAACAAGAAGGAAGAATTATTCCGCAGAGTGTTCAAGTTGTTAATAATGAAATTATTGCAGGTGTTGCTAATACTACAACATATCCTAGCAAACATTGGTTAGATAATGTTGGATTTGAATTAACACAAATTAACATTGCTGATGCTGGCAGTGGTTATACAAGTGCTCCTAAACTAGTAATTAGTGGCGGCGGCGGCACAGGTGCAACTGCTCAAGCATTTGTTGGTAACGGACAAATTACAAGTGTGCTAGTAACTAATTCAGGCAGTGGATACTTGTCTCAACCGACAATTGATATAATTGGATCATTAGAGGACGGCGGCACAGAAGCAAGACTAAGTCCGGTACTAGGAAACGGTAAAGCAAGATCTACACATATTAGATGCAAATTTGACAGAGTAACAAAAACATATCTATTCCAAACACTGAGCGAAATAGAAACATTTGCGACAACATTAGATCAATTAGAAATTGATTTAAAATGGCCAATGCAATTAAAAACTACACAAGTTACAGTTACTATTGATGGTCTTGAATCGTTGCGTAGTGAATATACTTTCTCTAATGTTAAGGATACTACAAAAGGATATACAAGATACTTTGGTAGAATTTCATTTACAAATGCACTAGATGCTAATAAAGAAGTAATTGTAACATATAATAAAGCACCTGACTTATTGCAAGCACAAGATAGAATTAATTTATATTACAATCCAAACACAGGAATGTATGGAAATGATCTAGGACAACTTTTAGATGGAATTGATTACGGCGGAGTCGAAGTAACTAGCTTTGACTTTGGCGGCGGCTCTGGCTGGGATAGTGACGGGTGGTTTACTTCAACATACGATACATTTGATACAACATTCGAAGATGAAATTTTCCAATTTGGAGACGACAGTACAAGAATATTAACTTTTGGATCTCCTCTAGAAGTAGGAGCAATTTATAACATCTATAGAAATGGTGTAAGAATTGATGATCCTAATTATCCAGATAATCCAACTAATCCAAATGCATTAATTGCTAGTGTTACTGGAGCAGGACAAACAGGAATTGCTATAACAGATGACGGAGATATAGTAGAAGATACTATTATTGTGTTTGACGAAGATATTATACCGTTAAGTTCGGGCGACATTTTAGTATTTAGAAAAACAACTTCCGACGGAAGTTTCTTACCAGATCCTAGATCTTATGATACTATTTTAAGCGGTGGTGACTTACAGTTTAATACTGCAAGAGGATTTAATCCAGAAGAAATTATAGTAGACGGCGACGGATTTGTAACACCGACTACATCTAAAGGACCGGAAGAGCAAGTTCCAGGACAAATTTTAGATGCAGTTGATATTAGAGTATTCCATAGACCAGAAGCCGGCGGCAGTATTCTAACTAGTAATTCTTACAGAGCTAACGGAACTGAAATTGTATTTGAATTTGGAATTCAACCTCAAAATGATAAAGGTTTAATTGTAAAACTTGATTCTGTAATACAACCTTCAACTGTTTACGATGTAAATTACAAAAATAAAACAGTTACATTTAAAACTGTACCTGCGAGTGGAACACTAATAAACATTGTAAGTATTAGCGGAAACGGACAAGATTTACTAGAAGAAGGTCAGTATGTTGCAGACGGAAGTACTAGTGCATTTACTACTAAAGCAAAATATTCTAAAGAATTAGATTTTTATGTAACAGTTGACGGCGGAGAAGTAGAAGCTGTACTTGTTGATGATAACGAAAAGGCGCAAATACTTTTTGGCTCTCCACCAAAAGATCAAAGTCTTGTTAGTTATTTTGTTTATAGTAAAACAGATGCGTTTAGTAAGATTGAAGTTGAAGAATTTGTAGGTGATGGAAGTACTAAGTTGTTTGATTTAACAAAAACTCCTTACAGTGCTATTCCGAATAGTCATAATGTTATTGTCAAACAAGGAAACCGTTTGTTAAATCCTGGTTATAACCAGCAATTTGATGTAACTACTGCACAAAGAGAATATTTCTTAGAAATATGGCAAACTCCAGTTGGTAGCTTTGATGCGTCAGATGTATTATTTGTTTTAAACGGCAAAGAATTAACAATTGCAGTTGAATATAATATTAGACCTTCAAATAGTAGCGTTATCCTAGAACCAGGTATTGGCAAAGACGGCGATATTTTAGAAGCATATATTGTCACTGACGGTGATTATGCGTTCGGAAGCATCCAACAAATCAACAATCAAAATACTTGGGTTGACAGTGGTAAAACATTACAGCTTAAAGTTGCTCCTGAGATAGGAGAAACACTAACAGTTTATACATTTAACAAGCACGATAGTATGGGATTTGAAAGAATTAATTACGATATTGTTGCAAGAGAAACATTGGTTGTTGGTACTGAAGACTATATTCAATTTAACCATATTAAAAATGGATTAATTAAACTTAGATATCCTGCTGTAGAAGTGCAGTATGTTTGGTTAACAGTAAACGGAGTTTTACAAACACCTAGTGTTGATTATACATTAACTACAGATAAACAGTATCTAAGATATAAACAAAGTTTTGTAGACAACGATGTTGTTGAGATAATACAGTTTAGTGCTGTTGGACAGATTACACCTAAGTTTGGATTTAGTCAGTTTAAAGATATTCTTAATAGAAACATCTATAAGCGTCTAGGCGATGTTCAACCTTATAAACTTGCAGAGCCGTTATATACATTTGATAAACAAATTGTATTAGATAATGCAAATGGATTAAGTTCACCGGATAAGAATAGCAAGACTCCAGGAATTATTTTTGTTAACGGAGAACGAATTGAATATCTAATCAAGGATGGCAATACATTAAAACAAATTCAAAGAGGTACATTAGGTACAGGAGTTCCAACAGAACACTTAATAGGTAGTGATGTATACAATGCAAATCAGATGCAAACAGCACCGTATGCTGATAAAACTATTGTTGATGAAATTGTAGCAGACGGTACATCTAGTGTGTTTGAACTTGGATTTACGCCAATAAGCATTAACGAGTTTGAAGTATTTGTAGGCGGCCGCAGACTACGTAAGAATGCAATACAGAGTTTTGATTATACACTTAATCAAGATAGTCCAGAAGCAGATGTTACATTAGCGGCAGAATTTAGTGTAGACGGTACAACACCATTCGTAAGTCTGTTAAATACACCAGCAGAAGGAATTAAAATTCAAATTGTAAGACGTCAAGGTACTCTTTGGACAGAAACACCAGGAATTACACTATTTGATTCGGAAACTTTAGTAGCACGTTTCTTTAAGGCAGAAAAGGTGGAGCTACCCAAATAAATACAGTATAGGAAAAAGGTATGATGGATAACATAAAAGAAGAAAACGGAGTTATGCTCCAAGGACACATTAAAATTTCTAATCCAGAAACGGGCGAAGTTATTGTAGATAAACGTAATGCAATACATTACGAGAACATGAGTATCTCACTTGCAGAAAGTTTAGCTAACGCAGGACAAGGCTTTATATATCAAATGGCATTTGGTAATGGAGGCACAAGCATTGACCCAACTGGAATTATTACATACCTTACACCTAACAGTACGGGTACTAATGCTAGTCTTTATAACCAAACATTTATTAAAGTAGTTGACGATAGAAGTGTAAACAACACCGACCCTGCTCGTAACAAAATTGAATCAAGACACGTTAGTGGTACAAATTATACAGATATTCTTGTAACTTGTTTACTTGACTATGGTGAACCAAGTGGCCAAGATGCTGTAGACAACGCTACTAATGCAGATAGTTTATATGTATTTGACGAATTAGGATTAGTAAGTTATAGTCCTTCAGGTCAAGGTAGACTATTAACACATGTTATTTTCCACCCAGTACAAAAAAGTTTGAATAGACTTATTCAAATCGATTACACTGTGCGTGTACAAAGTTTATCGGGGTTTAATGAATAATGGCATATACAATTAACTATTCAGACAGCAACAAAGGTACTATTTCAATTGAAGATAGTACAATTAATCAGCAAACTAGTTTAGATCTTCCAGGACGTAATACAACTAGCTACGGTTCTGTTATTTCAGAAAACTTTTTAAAACTACTAGAAAACTTTGCAAATGCAAACGAGCCAAGAAGTCCAATTCAAGGACAGCTATGGTACGACACTTCAGTGGGTATTGATACCCTTAAAATTTATGATGGTACTGGATGGGTTAATGCAAGTGGTTTGAAAAAAGGAAATACTGCTCCAGATGTTGCAAATGCATTAACTGGCGACTTATGGTCAGATACTGATAACAATCAGCTTTACATTTTTACAGGTTCAGGATGGACACTAGTTGGACCAGAATATAGTGACGGTTTGCTAACAGGTGCAAAGCCAGTAGTAGTAACGGGTAAAGACGAAGTACTATATACCATCTTGCAAATTGAAGTAGCAGGACAACCTGTAGCAATTTACAGTACTAAAACATTCCAGCCAAAGAGTACAATTGCAGGATTTACAATTATTCAACCAGGACTTAATCTTTCAACTGCAAATATTGGTGGTAGCGGTATTAGCAAATATTTAGGTACAAGTGAAAAAGCTGAAAATCTTATTGTAAGCGGTGAAATAGTTAGTGCTACTAAATTTTTAAGAAGTGACAAAACAAGTACTTCCGATCAACAGATTATTATTAGTAACAACAAAGGACTACAAGTTGGACAAACTGCAAGTGTAACATTCGACGTTCAAGGAACTTCAGGCGTTATTACTAACTTAACCTCAGGAGCACCAATTGACTTTAAAGTTAATAACTTAGGATTGCAAAAAAACGTAATTAGAATTGACTCTACAGAAAAAGTAGGTATTAACACATTAAGTCCAGCAGAAGCATTAGACGTATTAGGCTCAATTCAAACAAGCGCAAAC